TCCTCGTCGAGTGCCAGGCCGGCCTGGCCGTGGTCAAGGTCCTCTTCGTGGACGAAGTGCCCTCGCCCAAGGCGACCTGCTGGGCGTTTGCCAAGGTAGACCGGGGCGCCCTCCAGGATCTCAAGGACGCCGACGCGAGGCGGGCGGTGATCTCCAAGAAGCTCGACGCCAAGCTCAAGGCCCGGAAGGAGACCGACCGGTACGCCGAGCTCGCCAAGGCGGACCCCGAGGCCGCGCTGCTCCTCAAGGAGCTGGAGAGCCTGTCCCTGGGGGCGTCGTGAAGCGGTTCGAGCCGTTCGGGCAGCAGGTGGCCCGCGAGGCCACGGTCGAGGTCGACAGGGCGGCGTTCGTCTGCCAGGTCCTCATGGCGTACAAGTCGCCGGAGCTCAAGCGCCGTCTGGGGCTGGGCTACGGCGACACTGGCGGCGGGTACAAGGACGAGCGCGTCAAGGCCGAGAAGTACGTGCTCGACAACGCGTTCAACCTCGCGATCCTCTGGCAGCTGTACACCCGCGGCCCATTCGGGCTCCTGCGGGCGAACGCCTTCAAGAGGGCCGTGGAGCGGGCTACGGAGGCGGCGAAGGCGGCGCGCGGCGCAGCCGTCTCGTCGCTCCCGGACGTCCCGGACGAGCCCGAAGGCATCCTGGGCGTGAAGCCCGTAGCGGAGGGCCTCGGTGGACAACCGGACGCCTGAGCAGAGGTCGGAGTGCATGCGCAGGATCGGCTCCCAGTGGACTAAGCAGGAGTGCCTGTTCCGCGACCGGATAGGCCTCCCCTGGCGGCGGGGCACGAAGGACGAGGGGAGGGCGGACTTCGCCTTCCCCGAAGCCAGGGTCCTCGTCTTCCTGGACGGGGACTTCTGGTACGGCCGCGCCGTCAAGGATACGCTGCCCGAGCCGTGGAAGCGCAAGCTCCGCAGGAACGCCGAGCGGGACGCTAAGGTCAGGGCGGCCCTCCGCGAATCCGGGTGGTGCGTGCTCTCGGTATGGGAGACGGAGTTCATGAAGGACCCGGAGCTTTTCCTCGGGCTGGTCCGCTACGCAGTGGGCTTCCGTACGTCCATGCTGTCCATCCTTAGGGCCTGGCATGAGGCGGCGTCTAACTTTAGCGTTGCTATATCGGCGGCCGTAGACAGGTACGAAGAAGTTACGAGGGGGCTGCTGTGAACGACTTCATAGTCTTATTTTTTAAGGAAGCGATGCAGGCTCTGGGCGATTCCCGCATAGACGAGCTTTCGGTGTGTATGGCGCCCTCCAATGCGGTAAACTTTACGCTGCGGAAGGGCGACAGGTACGTCAGGAGGATGCAGCCTATAATGGAGACGGAGCAGCTCCGCCCGAACATAGCCGCCATCATCTTTCATTATATGATGGAGGAATTGAGGTGACCGAGCAGAGGGACAGGGCCGAGCGTGCCAGGCTCCGCAGGGCTAAGGTGAGGCCGCTCAGGCTCAAGCGCGCCCTGGCGTCGTGGACCGTGGCGGACGCCAAGTGTTACGGCCCCATGCCGAACTTTGAAGGCAAGGAGGAGATGGCCTTCCGCCTCCTGCTGGACCGCCGCGGGGTGCGCCATGAGGTAGCCTTTCGTGTAGAGTACCGTCAGGCCTCATTACTACCCTCCTTGAAGGAGGCGCTTATACGCTCCGGGATGCCGAAGGCCGTAGTGCCTGCGTTTCTCGAGCGGGAGAGCGGCGTCCTGAGGTTTGCGAACGTACCCTTGACGCCGGGCCTACGGTAGTTTATACTTTAGGCGTGGAAAAGTACGAAGACGGCAGCGGCTCCCCCCATTATGGGAGCCCTACGCTTTTCAGGGACGCCGTGGAGGCCTACTTCGCGTCGAAGGGCAAGAAGCCCCTCCTGGACCTCGCCGGGCACGCGATCATGGACGCCAAGGGCGCCCCCGTAGTAGTGGACGACCCGCCTACCGTGTCGGGCCTCGCGTACCACCTGGGGTTCCGCTCGAGGCAGTCCATGTGGGACTACGGGCATAAGCGCGGCCCGGAGTACGCCGAGATAGCCGAGAGGGCCAAGCTCCGCATGGAGGCCTCGCACGAGGGCGCCCTGTCCTATAGGGACAAGTGCACCGGCGACATCGCGTGGCTCAATAACCACGCCGGCTACACCTCCGAACGGCGCGAGATCAAGCACTCCGGCGTAGTGGGCACCGCGGCCGTAAGCATGACCCCCGAGGAGGAGGAGACGTTCAAGCGCAACATGGGCGTGTTCTTCAAGCCCGCGCAGCAGGAAGCGGCCGAGGGTACGGATGCTGAGTCCGCAGGAAGCGGCGGTAGCTAAGGGCGCGGCCATCAGGTGGCCGCCCCTGTACTACGCCATGTCGGCGCACCGTACCCACAAGAACGAGCCCCTAAACTTCGTATCGCACCCGTACCTCAAGCAGATCTACGCGGACGACAGCCCGGACCTGTGCGCCAAGAAGGGCACGCAGAGCGGGCTGTCCGAATACCTGTACTGCAGGGCGATCTCCCTAGCCTCGAGGGGCCGGAACCAGTTCTACGTCCTGCCTACGGACAAGCTCATCGGGCGCGTAGTGCGCGAGAGGTTCGACAAGACCGTCGAGTTTACGTCGGCTTATAAGAGGCTCGTCTCCGAGTTCCCCGGAGCTACCGACAACGTCACTATGAAGCAGGTCGGGCCGGGTACGATAGTCTTCGTAGGGTCCAACTCTGCGGCCTCGTTTACCGAGTTCGCCGGCGACGACGCCACGATAGACGAGCGCGACAAGTGCAAGCAGGACAATCTTGCCATGGTTCCCGAGCGCCTGGCGGCCTCGAAGTACCGCTTTATAGTCCAGGTGTCCCAGCCATCCTTCCCGGACGAGGGCATAGCCAAGGAGTTCAAGGACTCCTGCCGCTTCTACTGGTTCGTGCGCTGCCCGAAGTGCGGCGGGTGGGCGCACCCGGACTTCTACGAGCACGTGGTAAGGCACGAGGGCGGGGATGACTGGTCCCTGCTCGACAGGGAGTGGGAGCCCGGCTGCGGCCGGGACGTCCGGCTCGTGCACTCTTGCGGCGGGTCCCTCGATAGGCGGGCCGACGGCGAGTGGGTCGCCGAGGCGCCCGGCGCCCCGAGGCACGGGTACCACATCGGCAAGGAGTTCTCGACGCAGGTCACTATTGAGGATCTAGTAGGCCACTTCTCCAGGGGCCTCGCCGACGAAACCGAGATGCAGCGCTTCCAGAACGGCGACCGGGGCGTCGAGTACATGCCCAAGGGGGCCAAGCTTGACCGCACGGACCTCGACGCCTGCCGCGAGGGGTACTTCATGCCGGAGCGCTGCGCCGAGCCCTGTGTGGCCGGGGTGGACGTGGGCACCTGGATGCACGTGCGCATCAACCAGCTGCTGCCGGAGGGTAGGATGCGGGCGGTCTACATAGGCAAGGTGCGGGAGCTCGCCGACCTGCAGGCCCTCAAGGCCCGGTACAACGTGGTGTGCGGCGTCATCGACGCGCTGCCCGAGACCAGGCTATCGAGGGCGGTGGCGACCGACCCGCGCTGGTTCAGGGCGTTCTTCCACCCGCAGGGCGCGAAGGACCACGAGGACCGGATACTGCCGGGCACCAAGCAGGTGGGCACGGACAGGACGGTGCTCCTGGACTCCGTGCGCGCCGAGGTCGTCAACCGGACCCTGGCCCTGCCCCGCAACGCCGACCTCATAGACGAATACTACGACCACATGACCGCCAGCGTGCGGTACTTCGACGAGGACGCGCAGCGGGTGGAGTGGCGCGAGGGCTCGAAGCCCGACCACCTGTTCCTGGCGGAGGGCTACGCCCTCCTGGCCCGCCGCGTGCTCGCGGCCCTAGGGAGGCCCTAGATGATGGCAGTTACGGCCGACCAGGCTGTAGGCACGGACCTCGTACCGCCCAGCTTAAGCCCGGACCCGCGCAGGCAGCGCGGGCTCAACGTCTACCATACGTCGCAGCTCATGGGCTACTCGGCCCTGGACAAGCGCGGCGAGCGGGTGGACGCTAAGATCGACTACCCGTTCTTCGTGCTCACGATACCCGAGCGGGTGGACATAGCCCGCCTCTGCAGCCCGGTCTTCGGCGTAATCACCGGCCGCATGCAGCGCATCGCGGCCATGTCCTGGAAGGTCACGCGCAAGTCTAAGGAGACCGACAGGCTGGCGGCGTCCATGAAGGACGCCTACTCGATCTTCCAGGAGTACAGGGGCCGGGACGACCCCAGGTCGATCGGCGTAATGGTCCGGTGCGTGCTCTACCTCCGTAAGGAGCTGCCGGACCTCCTGCCCGACCTGTCGAACTTCCAGCGGTCGCTCCTCAGGTGGAGCCGGAGGGTCAAGGCCTCGGCCGAGGACCGGTGCTCGGAGATCGAGGACTGGATGCAGCACCCTAACGCCGAGGACACGCTGCCCAACTTCACCAAGAAGGTAGTCTTCGACATGCAGGTGCACGGCGGGGCGGCGCCCTTCAAGAAGCCCCTGCGCGGGGTGCTCGAGAACCTCTACGTCCTGCCGGGCGGGTCGGTGCACCCGCTCCGGGGCCTCACCGTGGGGGAGTCCACGGGCTACATACAGATAGTGGACGGGGTGCAGCCCCAGGTCTACGGCCAGGATGAGATCTCGTACCTGTGGTACGCCCCGCGGTCCGACGCCGCGTACGGCCAGCTGCCGCTAGAGGCCCTGGTCAATAAGGTCGCCGAGGTGCTCCTGTTCGACCAGCGGGCCGCGGAGATGGCGGACGGCACGAGGCCGCCCGAGAAGCTCCTTGCGTTCGGCGAGGCGTCGCCCTTCGGGTCCCTCGGGTACGGGGGCTTCGACGTGCCCCTGGACAAGGGCGAGCAGAAGAGGCTCGAGACTGTGGTCAACGAGGCCCGCAAGGAGGCCCTCCGCGTGATCTCTGGGCACGGCACGCCGGTCGTGGTCGACGTCTCCAGGGCGGACACGTTCCAGTACCAGTCCGAGCGCATGAAGATGGTGCGCGAGGAGGTCGGCCTCGTGTTCGGCGCGTCGCCGCAGGAGATGAACCTCTCCGGGTCCGAGAACACGTCCGGGCGCAGCACTTCGGAGACCCAGGAGAGGTACGACCTCTACAAGGGGATCTTCCCGATACTGCAGACGCTCGAGGAGTTCTGGACCCACGACGTGTTCCCGTTCCGCTTCGGCCAGGGGTTCCTCATGGAGTACGAGTCCGAGGTCTCCGAGGCGGATCAGGTTAAGCTCCTCTTCGACAAGCTACGCTCCGGGCTGTGGTCCGTGAACGAGCTTAGGATCGAAGATATGGGCATCGAGCCCTTCACGGGGGAGCAGTACAACGTCCCGCAGGGTTCGCAGCCGGCCCAGCCCGGAGAAGACGGGGCGAACCCGATATACACGAGGCAGGTGCAGTGATGGCGGAGTCTAAGGAAGCTGTGGCTTATAAGAGGCACCTTTGGTACCTCGCCAACTCGGATCGGGTAAGGGCCAAGGTCTCGGCGTATCAGAGGGAGCACCAGTCCGGTAAGGCTAGGTATAACGAGGACCCCGAGGGGCAGAAGGCTAGGGTACGCTCATGGCGCGGCCAGCACAAGATGGAGATTCAGGCCTATAATAAGCAATATAGGGATTCACATAAAGACAGGCGGAACGAGATTAGGCGCAAACGGTACGCGGAGGACGAAAGCTTCCGCCTACAGGTGAAGATAAGTAACAGGTTCCACCGGTGCGTAAAGGACTTGGGGCAGTATGGGTTCGTCGAGGTACTCGGGTGCTCCCTCGAGGAGTTAAGGGTGCACCTCGAGGCGTCCTTTCAGGCGGGGATGTCGTGGGACAACTACGGGAAGTGGCACATTGACCATATGAGGCCCATCTCTTCGTTTGACCTGTCCGACCCGGTACAGGTCAGGGAGTGCTTCCGATATACCAATCTGCAGGCGCTCTGGGCCATAGACAATTTAAGGAAGAGCAACAAGCCCCAGGGCTCCCAGCAGCTGCAGCCGGGCGCGGACGAGTCCAATCTGCTCATAACGAGGTCGATGTGAACGCCTTAAACTTAAGCGACGTACAGAGGGGCGTCCTGCAGGCGGTGTTCGAGGCTAAGGCCCGCGCCATAGCCGCCGGTATAAGAAACCCCGAGCTGGTAGCCGGGCGCGAGCTGGTCGCGGCTATGGAGGGGTCTGCCTTGGTCCGGGAGTACGCGAGGGGCCGGGTCCCCGGCATGTCTGCGTTCGGGATGCCCGTAATAGAGAACCAGTACAAGGGGATGGGCTTCGAGGTTGCGGAGGGGTCGCCGTGAAGGTCGCCGCCCTCCGGCCGTCCGAGCTCGACGCGGCCGTCCGCCCGATGGAGTACGAGCTCGTGCAGTGCTTCCAGCTGGCCGAGGCCTCCGCGCAGAGGCTCCTCGACAGGGCCGCCCGCGAGGGGTGGGCGGCGGAGAGGCTTACGGACGAGATGGGCGCGCTCCTGGGGCGCCCCGTGGAGGGCGCATGAGGAAGAAGCCCGGCAGGGTCGGCAAGAGGCTGGCCAAGAAGCTAGCGGGGCAGTACTACCGGTGGCTGTACCTCGGGGGCCGGCGCCCCCGCGCGCTGTTCAGGAGGCTGCCCAAGTTTGCCTGCGCGCGCCCGGTATGAGCAGTTGACAGAGTAGGCCTATTTGTACTATAATTATTCCGTAAGGGGGCGCGGGATGGTAGAGGTCACGAAGGCGGAGTTCTACGGGGCGGTCGGGCCGATGCAGCATGCTACGTCTGCGGCTACGGGCAGCTACCCGTACAGGTGGGAAGTCAAGGACGCCTCGGGGCGCCTGGTCGGATACAAGCACGATGGAAGGTACTTCTTAAGGGAGGCGCAGAATGCCTAAGGTCAGGGAAGGCGAGGGAAGGTCCGAGTACGTGGCGCGCTGCGTGCCCGAGGCTATGAAGGAGGGGCTCACCCAGGAGCAGGCCGTCGGGAAGTGCGAGGGCACGTTCTCGGCCCGCAAGTCCGCGGAGAGCCCCCAGGACTGCGCAATAAGGAAGGCCCTCGAGGCCCCGCTGCCCGAGGGCGCCACGGTGTCCGGCAGGACGGCCCAGGACGGGACGGGCCACGCGCACGGGTACGCCCTCCGGGGCGGGGACGGCACCACGTCGGACGCGGGGGGCCACAGGCACCAGGTCCGGGGCTGGCTCGTGATGCCCGCCGGGGGCCACACGCACGTCCTCGACAGGGTATACTCCGGCGCCAGGAAGGAGGCCTCCGAGCACGGCACGGAGCCCTCCGAGGCCCTGAGGACGGCCGTGGAGCACGTGTCCGAGCACCCGAACTACTACCGGGTCCTCGAGTCGGTGGAGATGTGCGGCGATCCCACCCGCAACCCCATGCTTACCGTGGAAAAGGCCGGGAAGCCCGTAGGGTCGACCAGCCAGCGCGCCGACGGGACCTGGAGGAAGGTGGGGGAGGGGGACTGGCGGAAGGTGCCGGAGAGCGGCCTGTCTAGAATGGGCCAGCCCAAGAAGTACGCTACGCCCGCTAAGCCTCAGTCCAATAAGCCTTCCGTAAAGTCCTTCGAGCCCAAGAGCCTGGCCAAGGACAAAGACTTCTGGGACTGGATGGACAAAAAGGCCATGGACGACCCGGACTACGATACGTCCGGGCTCGGCAGGCTCAGCAGGGAGGACAGGGAGCAGGTCGCCGAGGACAACGCCGCCGACTACAAGAGGGACTTCGAGACGGACCACCCGGACCACCTCCGCAGGTCCAACGCGGCTGCGCTTACGGCTTCCCTCAAGGCCAACGGCAGGAAGCTTACGGCGGACGCGCTCAACGAAGCCGCGCTCGACGCGAACAGGGCGGACATAGACCCGTCCGGCGGCATCGCCGAGGCTGCCAAGGCCCTGTCCGAGGCCGGGGTGGACCTGACCAAGTACCTGCAGGCCCCCGAGCGCAGGAACCCGTCCATGGACGAAGAGTTCGGAGCCTAGTTGCCTACCTTAATGCGGCTCCTGGCCGAGAGGCACGGGAAGGAGGAAGTCCGGGGCGCGACCTACCGGGACGTAGTCGCCCGGATCGTGTCCCACAACTCCCGCCTCGTGCAGCGCTCCGTCCTCGAAGCGGACTCCCAGGCCGTAGCCAGGGCGGTCCGGCAGAGGCGGGGCGTAATCCTGCCCCCGGTCGAAGAGGTCATGGACCCCGAAGCCCTGCAGGTCCGCAAGGGCGCCGAGTCCGGCCAGGTAATAACTGATACGCTCCGGGGGCGCTTAAACGCCGCCCTGCAGGCGTCTTTGAAGGAGAGGGCCGCGTCCGGGAAGCCGCTGTACTCGTCCAAGAGGGGCGGGGGCCTGGACCCGGAGGTCGTGGCCTCCATGGAGCGCAGGATAGCGGAGGCCTTCCGGCCGTACGTGAAGCGCGGGAAGTACGGAGTGCCCGACAACGTGCACGCGATCGCCGTGACCGAGGTCGGGTCCGCAGTGTCCGACCTCAAGCAGAGGTACGTCCGGAAGCTGCTCGACGCAAACCCCGGCAAGTATAGGGCGGTCAAGCGCTGGAGGCACTACCCCTCGCTGTCCAAGGTCCCCCGCCTGGGGCACCACCTCGCCGACGGCCAGGAGGTCGGGCTCGAGGAGAGGTTCTCCGTCCCCGAGCACGTGATGGAGCGCGGGAGGTGGGTCCCGACCGGGCGCACTATTTTGATGCTCCACCCGCACGATCCCGCGGCCCCGCTGGGCGAGGTGGTCTCCTGTCACTGCGCGGCGGAGTACGTCCTCGTGCCGGCCGACTCGCTACACCGAGAGGAGCGCACCGAGCGGGAGGACGCCGGGGTTATGAAGTCTGAGGGCGCCGCTTCGGTGTCGCAGGTACTTGACGGTAGGTAAGTAGGGGTTTATACTTGGGGGTAAGATGGAAGCAGCCGTAGCGGACAGGAAGATCTCCATACACTTCCGGCAGTATCAGGCCCCCGACGGGGCCGCTGCCGTAGAGAAGTCCGCGGCCGACGGCGTGAAGCACCGGTACCTGTGCGGTATAGCCACGGGGCTCCGCAAGGACCTCAACGGCGAGCGGGTCACCGAGAACTGCATCCAGAGCATAGTCCGCCAGGCCGAGGCCGGGGACGTGCTGCTGTACACGGACGTGCACGGTATCAAGGCGTCCGAGGACATCGGGATACTTGCGCACTTCGAGGTCCGCCCGGACGGCGACTGGTACGTAGAGTTCCGCCTGTACGACGCCTCGGACAGAATAGGCCCGGAGAAGCTCGAGACCATCGACACGATATGGCGGCAGGTGAACGGCCAGGCCCCGTACACCAAGCCCCGCCGCAAGGGCTTCTCCATAGAGGGGACGCTGCCGCCCGAGCTCATAAAGATGCGGGAGGACCAGAAGGTCCTGGACGACATCCACCTCGACGGGGTGCTCCTCGTGCCGCAGCCGGCCTACGAGGACTCGGTGGCGCACGCGGTGTACAAGGCCCTCGGCCTCGAGATGCCGCACCAGTTCAGGGCCGGGGTCCGGGAGCTGTTCGAGCAGAGGGTGGAGAAGGACAGGGTGGGCCGGACCTACACGGCGGCCCGGTACGACCTCGACCAGGCCAGGGACGAGAAGGTAGAGCAGGTCATGAGGTCCGACGCCGACGACAAAGAGGCGCGGATCAAGACCATATACGAAGAGTACGGGCAGCTTTCGGGCGAGCTCGTGCTCAAGTCTGCGGCCCTCTTCGGGCAGGACGACTCCGAGGGTACGGATGAGGCGAGCCCTTATTCCGCCGGAAGTACGCGAGCCGAGCGCTTGCGGGAGCTCCGGGACCTTGTCAACGAGCTGTTGGCCGCGCACGGAGGGGGAGAGGTATGAAGGTAGACGGCAAGGCTAAGGTCGAAAAGGCGCTCGCGCCCGAGGAGAAGCAGCTCATCGGCAACATCAGGTCGATACTCGACCAGCTGGAGCAGGAGGAGCAGGCGGAGCCCGAGGAGGGCGCCGAAGGCGAGGTCCCCGAGGACGAGGGGGACGGCCTGTTCGCCGCGGCCATGAAGGCTGCGGGCGAGCTCGGCGCCGACGGCACCCCGGAGGGCCCCGGCGCGGTCAAGAAGGGCGTGTTCGGGTCCGGCTCCGACGACAAGGGAGCCGTGGCCAACAACACGGCCGACCAGCGCATGGACGAGGAGCCCGACGAGGGCGAGAAGGCGCTGGCCCTCATAGGCAAGGCGCTCGGCCTCGTGAAGCCCAAGCAGGAGGTCCGGAAGTCCGCGACCCTACAGGCCCTCGAGGGGATCACCCAGGTGGTGGGCCGCCTCGCCGCGCAGGTCGACCAGCAGAACCGGGCGTTCGCCAACCTCGTGGACGGCATGGGCCTCGGCGAGGTCGCGAAGTCCCAGGAGGCCGAGCCCGCCCGCCAGGTCAGGCAGGCGCCCTCCATGCAGGGCGGCCAGCAGAGCGCCGCCATGGAGATGCTCGCCGCCGCGATCCTCAAGGCCGCGGGCTCCGACGGGGCCGCCGCGTCCGACAAGGACATGACCCTGGGCGAGGTGATGCAGGCCATCGCCCCGAAGGACTGAGCCCACCGCAGGCACGGAACAAAGGAAGGATAGAAGCATGAACATAGTCGCGCAGTTCGCGAACATGCAGCAGGACCGCAAGACGCTCATCCGCAAGGCGCTGGACTCCAGCGCCGGAGTGGGCGGAGCGCTCGTCCCGCAGCACCTCGAGAAGACCATCACCAACACGGTGCTCAGGCTGTCCCCGGAGCTCGCGCTCCTCGAGCCCGAGTTCGACCCGCAGAAGCTCCACGAGTACAACCAGCTCACCGCGCTGCCCTCCGCGGGCGGGGCCATGGGCGAGGGCGCCACCACGCCGGTCAAGAACGGCACGTACGCCCGCAAGTCCATCACCCTCAAGGTCATCCGCCGCAAGGGCACGGTGACGAACTTCCTCCAGGACGCCTCCAAGTCGTACATCGACGCGGCGGCGGCCGAGATGGAGAACCACCTCCAGAGCCACGTCTACGACCTCAACACCTACAACGTGTGGGGCTCCACGGGCGCCAACGCCTACGCGTGGGACGGCCTCGACTCGATCTGCGTCAACGACTCCAAGCGGCGCATCGTCGAGGTAGTCGCCGGCGCGGTGCCGGCCTCGCTCAAGTTCCTCGACGACATGATCGACCTCAACCTCCGCAAGCAGGGCGTCGCCCACAAGAAGGCGTTTCTGATGTCCCCCGAGATGCAGTCCCTTACCTCCCGCCTCCTTACCAACGTGAGGCTCGAGCAGGACGTGGGCGTGACCGAGATCAAGGGCGGCTGGAGGCTGATGACCTACCGCGGCATACCGATAGTGCCGACCTCCCTCACCTCCCCCGGCGGCAAGATGGGCGCGGTCACCGCGACCTTCGCGGCCTCCGGCGGCTCGGTGGCGGACGGCACGTACTACTTCCGCGTGGCGTACGTCGACTGGTCCGGCGAGTCCGAGGCCTCCGACGAGGCCACGGTCACCCCCAGCGGCGGCAACGACAACACGGTCACCCTCGCCTGGGCGGCAGTGGACGGCGCCATGTTCTATAAGGTGTACGCGGCGCTCACGACCTCCGGGGCCGAGAAGCTCGTCGCGGTCCTCCCCGCCGGCACCTACCTCGCCGACGGCACGCCCGCCGCGGACGTCACCGGGTGCGTGATCACCACGGCGCCCGCCACGCGCAACCCGTCCCTGACCCTCTCGGCCACGAGCGGCGTGCTGACCGGCCCGACCCTCTCGGTCCCGACGGCCACGATGGCGCTCGACGTGCCCTACGTGGCCAACGGCGGGGTGGTGCCCGAGACCGTAATACTCTGGGACCTCGACAAGTACCAGGGCCTCGGGAAGTTCCCGTACACCAACCAGGGCGGCAGCCGGTTCAACGGCATGGTCACCATGGAGCTGCTCGCAAGGACGGACGACAACATTCCGTTCCTCATCAAGTCCTACGGCGGGCTCTGCCCCTCGTTCGACCTCACCTCCGTCATCCACCGCGGCCTGAGGGTGGCCTAAGCCTACGGCGGTCCTTACGGGACGGGACCTCGAGCGCAGGGCGGCGCAGGCCGCCCCGGCCGAGCCCGTACTCGAGGGGCCGCCCCCGGCCCCGGCGCCTAGGGGGCGCGGCCCAGTCCTCGTGCGGATGTTCCACCCGGACGACATACTTACGGGCGGGATTACGTGCGGGATCGACGTCGAGCTCCTCGGCGGCGGGGTCGAGCGCGTGGAGATCGTGCGCGGAGTGGCCGAGGTCAGCCCCGGCTGCGCAGAGGTACTGGAAGGGCGCGGCTGGGTCCGCGGGAACGAAAAGGAGAACATGGAATGAGCGGCAAGCAGATACTGGCCTCCGAGGCGGCCCTGCTCCTCGACAGGGGCGAGCCCGAGAACGACATCGCGAAGCCGGGGTCCCGCGTCAGGGACCTTGAGCTATACGCGCCCGTGGTCCTGATAGCCAGGGTCACGGCCGACGCCACGGGCGGCCTGGCGGTCGAGGTGCCCTTCCCGATGGAGGTGGACATCGCGTTCGTAGAGGCCCGTGCCACGGTGAGCACCGGGACCCTTACCCTCAGGAAGGGGTCGTCGGCCATCACGGACGCGATAACCTGTAACACGGACCAGGCCTGCACCTCGTGCGGGATGATGGTCGCGGCGCAGGAGGTCCTAGCCGAGGGCGACGCGCTCAATGTGGTGGCCAACCTGGCGGCGGTCCGCGGCAAGGTCACCATCTACGGGCACAGGATATAGAAAGTGGGCATGAGCCCCCTCGACGTAAGGCAGCTCCTCGAAGGTTACGACCTAGAGGAGAAGCGGCAGCTAATCCTTCCGGGGACTACGGTCCTGGGGGACGCTACCGTGGGAATGCCTTCGGTCGAGGGGGTCCTCCCTTTGATGCAGGTAGCCGGCACAGGGGTCCCCGCCGGCGCCTACGTCGTGTCCGTAGACCTTACGGGGCCGTCCATAGAAATCTCGGCTCCGGCTGCGGCCGCAGGGTCCGTAAGCCTGACCTTCACCACGTTCGTGCAGCTCTCCGACTCCTGGCTCGCGAACAGGCGAGACAGGTTCGTCCTGCCGTGGGTGGAGCGCAAGGTCGGCTTCTCGGTGTCCGGCGTGCAGCGCAAGACCGAGTACCACTCGGGCACGGGCTCGTCCCTGCTCATCCTCGACCGCCGGCCGATCGTAGAAGTACACTCGATCAACCTCATCACGAACCCGTCCAACTGGGTGTTCGTGTCGCCCACCTCCGTAGAGGCCGTCTCCGAAGAGGGGATCCTCAAGCTCAAGACGGTGCTTGAGACCTGGCAGCCCTTCACGCCCGCCTTCCCGCGCGGTAAGGACAACATCAAGGTAGACTACTCATACGGCTTCGCCACGTGCCCCTCGGACGTGGAGGAGGCCGTCAACTTCATGGTCGCGTCCCTGGCTCTCGGGTTCCTCGGGGCGCGCACCGGCGGCGGGTCGCTCTCGACGCCGGGCTACAGCCGTAGCTTCGGGCCGCGGGGCAAGTACACGGACATACGGAACGAGCTCGACCGCGGCGCGTACGTGCTCCTGAAGCAATACTTCACCGGAATGGTAGGCGGATGAGCGGCGAGGCGGTCCTGTTCGAGTTCAGGCAGGCCATGCGGGACGCGCAGGCCACAGCCCGCGAGTACGGAAACTTGGTAACCCTGCACCTGAGGAAGGCCGAGGGCGCCGTCTCGCGCGACCCGTACCGCAGTATCAAGGACCGCGCCGGAGGGACGGACTTCCCCTTTAAGTCCCCGCAGATAGACTACACGCCCACCAAAAGGCAGCTGGAGAAGGCCGGGCTCCGGGAGGACTGCGAAGTGGTGGTCTGGCTCGTGGCCCAGGACCTCGAGGACGCAGGCATAGATTTCAATGGGCTGGAGCAGACGCGCACCACCGTAACCATAGGCGCCATACCGGGGGAGTCCGGCGGCGCCACATATCAGCTGCGGGAGAAGTCCCGCGCGAGCCCATTCGCGAACGGGTTCCTATATAGGACTCTGGGCCTGACGAGGCGCGGATGATCAGGGCCAAGTTCTCGCAGTCGTACTACGCCAAGAGGGCCAGGATTGCCAGACTCCCTAAGCTGTACGCGGCAGCCGCCGAAGCTGGCGCGCGCTATATGGCCGAGGAGCTCGTGCGCAACTTCCACGACGGGATAGTCGACGATACGCTGGGCCTCGAGCCCCTACGCCCCAGGACGGTGAGCCGCAAGGACGCCCTCGGGTACGACGACCCGGAGGCCCCGCTCTTCGGTATGGGCGATGCCGAATCCGAACGCTCGTACGCAAACATGATGCGGATATCGAAGGAGGGCACGAAGTTCGTAGTGAAGCCCTCTAGGGCACTGCACTGGTCCAAGAAGGTTCCGCTTCGGACGATGTTTAGGGTGCACGAGTACGGGGCCACTATATCGAACGGGTTCGGGGCCGGCGTGCTGATAAGGATTCCGCCCAGGCCTGCGTTCAGATACGCGTACGCGAAGCTCATGCGGAGGCTCGAGCGGAGGGACCCTGCGGCCGAAGTCAGGGCCGCAGCCCGGAAGTTTGTGAAGGACGGCGACGAGGCCGCGTTCCGCAAGATCGAAAAGCGCTCTACGGGGGAGTACGGTGAAGGTTAAGCTGGACGCGCTGGACTCAGCCTCCGGGTGGACCCTCACGGGCTCCGTGTCCGTGGCGCTCAATGAGCACTTGGAGTTCGTAGCCGACGCCCTCACGGGCTCGCTGCTCGTACACTTCCCCGCCGGGTCTAAGGGCAGGGGGATAAGCAAGGTACTGGACGTCGACGTCTCCGGTTGCTCGGAAGTAACCTTGGCCATATGGTCCCGAAAATATGGGGGGACT